CTTCGAGCAGTTCCAAAAATGGAACTCATAACCCCAGGCAGCATGCCCTGGGCTACGTCAGCCAACGCATTTCCTGCGAAAGCTAAGATCTTACTTCCAAATGATTGAGTGGACATTGCCATAGGCCCCCCCATCTTCGTTAATACTCTGCTTCTAGCTTGTAGTTGCGTCGTATTATCGTTAAGTGGAGCGGTTGCTACGGCTGTAGTCAACACACCAATATTCACTTGGCATTCTATATTTAAGAAGACTTCACAGTATCCTACCGTTTGGGAATTGACAGCTCCCTCGATGAAAAACACAACATTTTCCCATTCCATTTCACTTCTAGTTGCTGTTGCTGCAACGAAGTTCCTGGATTGGGCACCTTTGTCTCTGCCAACCCATAGAATATCTGGAGTTGACAAAGCGTAGTCTTGATATGTTTCATGCAAATTGCCACCGCACTCATATCCAGTAACAGCACCATCACTATTAGTGATGACCCTTACTTTACCAGATTGGTTTGTGGGAGCCACGGTTGGATAGAATCGAACACCAAAGGTGACGACTCTATAACCAGCAATGCCAGCTGCAATTGCTGCATTGCTTGTGATAGGAACAGTGGAAGTGAAAGCATTAGCCACAGAGCCACTCAATGTGGATCCTTGGTAGAGTTGTAAAATATTGGCATTGATGTTAATGAAGGCTTTTCCAGCTCCATCTGTGACAACTGGTATACTTTCCCTAAGACCAACCCCAATGGTACGAGAAGAATTAGAGTCAGGTAATTTCGCCCCAGCTGCTGCCGGACAAAATGGATCGGTAATTGAACATACGCTATCAGCTTGGCTCCGTGATGGAGCGAAAACTTGATTCTTGAATGCTCGGGTTGAGGGACTTGGTTTTCCAAATCTATAGTCTGCTGACTTACCTCCCTTCTTGGAGTTGGTTTTGACATTGCCCTTCTTCTTGTTATTGACCATAGTTCTTAATGAATATGTATATAATTGCGAAGTATTAGGATATGTAGTGATTATTTATTTTAAATGAAGTTGCTTGATGATATTTTATGTTAATTGTATAAGTATGTTAATGTATTGTTGCTATCACCTAGGACCGGGGGGTACGATGAGTCTAGAACACAACCATTTTCTCTTAGCGCTCGAATATCGTGTTCGATTGCTAACTGCTCGTCAGGTGCGATGCCATACGCTTCCCAAAAACTAACTCTACTGTGATCAGACACTGGGTCACTTGTAGGACTCATCCCATGTGCCATATAATCCATACCAGTGCGTAACTCCGACTCCCAAGGTCGTGCACCAGTAATCATAGAACGATAAAACTCATTGTAGATGGGCATATCTCCCGCTAAAGAGAGTCCGCACCACCCAATCGAGTTGGATCGCTCCAACAGTAGTCCCATATTAGGTTTGCCCATTATCGCCAAGGAGTCCTTTCCAAGGCAGACAAAGGGGTCCCGGATCATACGATAACTGCCATCACCACACATAATTGGATGTGATTGGCAGAACTCGATGTCCTCAAATTTCCGAGCAATACCCTCGAGTTTCATTGTAAACCCAAGGTTAGTAAAGTATTGCTCGTAGCTCCCTAATACGAGGTTGAGATATTGTTTTGGTACTATTAGTACTCCATCGTCACCGTCATTCGCGAAACGACTATGTGACAATATTTCTAGACTTGATATGAAAGACCACATCATAGCACACATTGTAAGGCAATTACCCAATGCAGTGTCGGCGTCCCCTGACATCCTAACCCCATTAAGTTTAACCTTATAACGATGCCGCTCTGTAGCGAATCTCATAACATTTTTGGAGCGCCATTTATTGAGTCGGCGAAGATCCACCCGTTCGGTG